GGCGCTACGGTAGCGTCCTGCATAAGTTACTTCCTTCTGTAGTGATTCGAGGGTTCTATATAAAAATGGGGTGAGATCAAGTCTCGGATCCGCAGCCATCGGTAAATTCGGTTGCTGTGGATGTGGTGTCCTCATCTCCTGATTGACTAAGTCAATGAGTTGAGAGTACGACCTCTGTAACTCACCTACCATTCTGAACGGATAACCAGATAACATTCCTGCAATCTCGTCGTCAGTTTTCGATGGAAATAAGTACTTCAGTGCTTCTATACTATCAACACCCAATTCTTGAAGGTTCCGAGTGAAGATAGATTGATTTAATTTATCTTGAGCAGTGTCCTCATAAACAGGTCCCATCCATCGCCAACTTACATTCCTATCTCCATCAGGAGCTAGTCCTACAACGCCATCTGGAATCTCTTTTGTTTCTACTGCTAAATCAATAGCCTTCTGCAACTTAGCCTCATACCTATCTTTTTGTTTGGTATATTTTTCAAAAGCTATATCATCGTCGGGATCTTCTGGAGGAATAGGATATTTAATACCAGATTGATAAGCAAGTGATTTACGGAAGATTTGTTCCTCTTGGAAAATCATTAACTCAAAGCACTTACAAATTCCATACGTATATAACTGCAAACACTTTTTCTTAGCAGTAGCACTAACACGACCATAAGCAGATTTGATTTCAGTAGCAGTTACATTAGTAATACTTAAGTCATCAATACCTCCTAAAGCGAGACGTATCTCACTTCTCAGCTGTTCTGCATAACGAGCTTGGTCAGTTCCTACAGCATTAGGAGTAATAAAACCTACTCTGTCTGTTGGCTCCAAGTTTGCAATGACTCTAGGTACTCGGTAACCACTACCTGGCTTGCCTATATACCCTGGTTGTTGACGAGTGGAAGGATCCTGTTTAAATGTAGAACTTGAAAGATCAAAGTTTGATTGAAAACCAGATTGACTAGAAATACTAGGTCTCTGAGCAGTATCATCAGAATTTTGTTCTACAATATCTTGCTTAGGACGAGATGAAAGTAAAGTTGGATTACCAAAGAAGGAAAGGTTTGCACGAATATTCTTTACCATCTCATCATGAGCAATTATCTGACTTGATAACCACTCAAATTCACCAGCACCATCTGTACCAAATGCATCGGGATTATTGAAAACCTCAACACATGGAATAAATTCCATACTATTTTCATGCGTTTTCTTATCAAACGTCGCATAATCCATATTTTCATTATCAAAAGTGATCTTTTGTTCACTATGGAATTCTTCAATCTCTTCTGGAGTAATACGTAAACGCATATAGCGTTTATCTGTATTTAAACCTGCACCCTTAAATCCCTTAGAAGCTTTAACTTTATAAGGATAAATAATAATTACTTCTTCTAAATCACCTTCTGGAGAATAATAAGTACGATAAGAATCTTTATCAAACCAATAAAGACGATAAGTTTTCTGTGTTGGACGAATATAGAAAAGACCTTTTCCATAAGCTAAAAATCTATCCCATATTGCATCAAGTCGAGCATCTAATTTATTGAATTTTATAACCTGTTGAACAAAATCAAATCTCTGTGTTCCAAAATTATCTTGATCAGGGTAAAACTCAACTCCTTGTCTTATCCCAAACATTTTCATTTGAGATAGATGAGCGTTAATCAGCATCGTATCTGCCGATCCACTACCATCTCGATTTACTACCGATTTAATAATAGTATCGAGTTCTGATTTAACAGCAGTATCACTCATGATTTTGGAAAAGTTCTCTATTGATCAATGGTGTAACCAGCATGTAAACGTTTTAGAGTAATCACATCACCCTCAACTTCAACATCAAATCTTTCACTAGGCTGAAGTGCCATATCGTGACAAAGTTCATCAGGGAGTGGGATAACGACAGAACCATAAGCATCCTGTTCGATCTCTAAGTTGTAATAGCTGTTTGACATTGGTAGGTGTCTTTCCAGTTTAAATCGTCAATACTCTAACTCTAGTTTTCCTTTGGTCATTAACCCATTACATAGCCATACCAATGCGTCCACACAATCATCATGGGAACTTACCCCAAAATTAACTACCTCATCCGTTAATGCAGTAAATTTCCTATACTTATTAAAGACAATTCTCCTCTGTTCAAACAAACCCATAATTCCCCTAAACCTCGCAACTTTATCCCCGCGAAATCCTTTGACTGCGTGCCAAATCATATTGTAAAGACCATGTTCACCTAAGCAAATACGTTTAAAATCAGCCTCTAAAGAAGCCTGATATGCAACAGCTTCTGACCAGATATGAACAGAGGTACCAGTAGCAAAATAATTCTTTCCTTCCCCATGAACAACACCCCACTCTTCCATCATTTCCATAAGACTCTCTAATTTATCTAAATTACCCATAATTCGCAATCTTTTACAATCGATAATATGAATCTTGTTCCCAATTCTTCCTCCCATCACAAATGCAGTAAAGTCATTCTGTTCTCTAACACCAGCAGATAAATCAACCCCTACCCCCATTGCATCAAACTGAGTAGCAATAGTTCCTTTAACAATTAAATCAGGTGAAAGAGATAATTCACTAGTTTGAACAATCTGATTCTGATACTGAAAACTATAAGCAACGGGAGCTTGCCTTCTACGATCCCGAAGATACTCCAAGGACCACATATCCGGCCAATAAGAGATCTCATCTCCGTTTTTGTCCACTGTAATAGCAGACTGAATAATCTGCACCCAATCATTCGCAGGAGTGAAAGTGCTGTTATGAATGTCATCATGCCGAAAACGAGTTCCGAGACATACTGCTCTACCGCCTTCAAACATCGTTGGAACAATAACCGCATTCCAGTTGTCCTCCATAGCTTGGCGAATGTCCCTATTTTTTATATCATCCGCACTTTTAATCGCGTCATCAATAATACATAGATGTGAACGTTTCGAAGTAACTGCACCTTTTAAACCTGCACAACAAACACTAAATTCTTCTTCACCAGTGGATCTAATACCTGCAAATTTCCAATCAATACTCCAGTATTCATTCGAATTAATTCCTTTAGCAATCTTTACTGTAGGGAAAATCTCTTTATAGATTTTATTCTCTTCAATAATTCTCTTAATAGCAGCACTCTTTGGTCTAGCCACATCAACAGTGTATGAAATATACAAAATCTTTAATGGCATTCTCCTTAAAGCATGTACACCAATAGACCAAGCAGTGAATAAACCAAGAACAGTGGATTTAGCAGAACCACGTGGAGCAAGAATATCAATATTTGGACCGGCAATACCAATTAAACATCCACTACTTTCCCCTGTACATAAATATTTGTGCCACTGTCTGTGGTGTTCAGCTGGAGGTTTATTACCTACTACATCACAGAAATATGCAAAATCTTCACGAGCTCTATCAATATCAACAGATGAGGTTTTTCTAACTACTTGCTGTTTAGCAGCCGCTCTTGCAGTGCGTCTGTAGACGCTATAAATGCTGGTACCTGCCATTGGCGTAGCATAGCGTAGTTATCTCTAAGATTCTTCTTGTAATATCTTTGTCCATACCCCCATTGATGCCTCTGTTAAAGGACCTTCAATAGGATCATCTCTAAATATAGACAACATCTCCCTTAAAGCTCTGTCTGCACCAGCAAGAATTAAACCTTGTTTATCAAGTAATACCTTCTCATCACTAAGTTGTTTAATTGTTCCTCTTAGTTCTTTCTGAAGCATTGCAATTCTGGCAGTACCCATATCTTGTTTCACCATACCCATTTGGATGCCATCTCTTAAGTTAGAAATATCTTGCTGCATTGAGTCGATTTCGACTTCCAATACCTCATTAAAGTTACGCCTTTTGAACTTTCTTTGAGCCCATTTATCGCATTGAACGATAGTACCTGTAAACCCAAGAAATCGGGAATACAAATACATTTGAATTGGACTCTTAGTTTGTTTACAAAAGGCTAGAAAGGCTTCCCGATCTTTTGCGGTTAAACCCTTTAGCCATTCGGTCATACTCTAGAGCCAGATCGTGCCTGACTATAATCCCTATCCTCTTTATAACGACGGAAAGATTCTCTTTGCAAGTCTGTACGACGAGTCTCTGACCCACGAGTCCTTTCTAATGCTCTGCCTTCTTGTCCTTCAACTCGTCTAGTTGCTCGTGTTTCAGCCCCACCAACTCTTGCTAATCCTCTTTCTCCTGAATATCTTTCAGCTTGAGTTTGCCGTCCTTCTTGAGCAGTACGAGAAATAGAAGCCCTTTCTCCTCCAAACCTCTCAGCTTGTGTCTGTCTCTGTTGTCTACCACCTTCTCCAACTAGACTCCTCTCACCTGCATAACGCTCGGCTTGAGTCTGTCGGCCTTCTTGAGCAGTTCTAGAAGCTAATGCTCTCGATTCAGTTCCACGAGTTTGTTCTAATGCTCTTTCTCCGACATAACGCTCAGCTTGTGTCTGTCTCTGTTCTACACCACTAGTCTGTAAACCTTCTCTTTGAGTCCTTCGTTCCTGAGCACCTTTCTCTGCTTCAGTTAAACGAGTTTGCTTACCAACAGTTGTTGCAGTCTCTCGTGTCTCGGCTCCTTCAGTCTCTAACGCTTTCCGTCTTTCTAAACCAATAACTCCTTCTTTTAGTCGATCTTGCTGACCAATTGTTCCATACTCTGCTCGTCTAAGGCCTGACTGAACTTGAGCCATTCCCTTTTCTTCAGTCGTAAAATATGTCTTTAACTTCTTATCTTCATCAGCTGCCAACTTCATGTTGATCCGCGTCTGTGCAGCAGCAGCTTCATCCAGTACTAACTGGTTAGTTGTCTCTTGGTCAACGGTATAGGTATTACCGCCAATCGTATAATTTTTATCCGCTTTTTTAGCTGCGGCTTCCGCCGCCTTTAAACCACCTGGATCTTCTGCCATCGTCTACAACTAGTTAATAGTATTTAGATTCTACCAACGGTTAAACTAACTTTATTAAACTCCCCATTTACCTAAAGAGCTTACAGCTCCTGTAGAACCAAATTGATTTCTAACTAAACCACCTGTAGCCTTCGCAGCAGCTTGTTCACTCATTGCTGCTATACCTAGACGTCTATAATAATTTGCTAATGCACCTTGAGTCGCCCTAGCTTGCTGTTCTGTTGCACGTTCAGACCTTCCTTTATCTGTTCTCTGCATACGCATACTCTGTATAACGGCTTGATTATCTACATCCTGCATTGCCCGTAGTGTTTTGCCATATGCCATATCCATTGCAGAAGATAGCTGATTCTGACCTATCATATTCTGAATTTGACCCAGTGCCATATTTGTTCCGTAATGTCCCAACTGACCTTTCAATGTCCCAGGTACTGGTCCGCCCTGATAAGGAGTGTTAGGTACATGCATACCTGGCATCTGAGGATTGGGAAGATTCGGATTAGGAATTGTCTGTGGAACACTGCCTAACGTAGGCTTACCGCCATATCCAGTTTTACTGTGAGATGTTCCTCCTCTACCCCAACCATACCCTTGTTTATCGAAATCAGTTTCAACACCAAACGTTCCAAGGACTGCATCTGCAAGTCCTTGAGCCGCTCCCACGAGTCCAATTCCTCTGTTCTTGCCTACAATCTTTCCACCTTCGATCATCTGATCATCACTTAACCCGTATGGGTTCTTCTTGAATTCAGGATTAGGAATCGATCTTGGTTGAGGTTGATAATAGCCTCCTGTTGGGTAGCCATATGGCATTGGCTGTGAATAAGCAGGAGCAGTACCTAAGTTGACATTCCTATCGGTATAGCCATTACCGAAA